AAACGGTGCTTTTGGTTATTACGGAATTTCTTGTTTTATTACTATTTTAGAAACAAATGTAGAACATATAGAAGTTATTGGAAACGTCTTTCAGGATTCTGAATAATATGTTTGCTAACGTGATGCAGCTTGCCGTCAGGGCAGGACTTCATAGCGATAAACTGTCAATTAACCACAAATGATGATGCGAGTACAAATGTTCAATAAACCACTAAACCCTGCCTTGCGGCAAACTGCTGTTACAGGCTGGTGCGGTTTAGTAGCACAAACTTTCAATTATGCAGAATAGTAGTTTTAATAATTTTTTGAGCGATGGCAAAAACGGCTTTTCAGAAGCCGAAGGAATTACTGTGTTATCGCTGTTTGATGGTATGAGTTGCGGACAAATAGCATTGCAGAAACTTGGAATAAAAGTGAAGCAATACTATGCAGCCGAAATAGACAAACACGCTATTCAGGTAACGCAACACAACTTCCCGGACACAATACAACTTGGTGATGTAACGAAAGTATTTGCCAAAAACTTGCCAAAGATTGATTTGCTTATAGGCGGTTCGCCTTGTCAGGGATTTTCTTTTGCAGGCAAACAACTTGCCTTTGACGACCCACGAAGCAAACTATTTTTTGAATTTGTGCGATTGAAAAACGAGTGCAACCCTACTTACTTTATGTTGGAAAACGTGAAGATGAAAAAGGAGTTTGAGATAATCATTTCAAAGTATATGGGCGTAGCTCCGATAGAAATAAACTCTGCTTTGCTATCAGCACAAAACAGGGTAAGGCTTTACTGGACAAACATTGCTTCTGAACCTTATGGATTGTTTGGAGATATGCAATGTATGATACCACAGCCGAAAGATAAAGGCATTTTGCTTCGTGATATTTTGGAAAGTGATGTGCCGGATAAATACTATTTGAGTGAAAAGATGTTGCAATACTTTTCAAATCGTGCTGCAAATTTTAATCAAGGCAAAGTGAATGTAAGAGAAGAAGAAGGCAAAGCAAGTTGTTTAACTTCATCAATGGCAAGCTGTGATATTTCGGATAATTTTATAAAGGTTGATACCAATTTGAGAAAAGCCGTAAACCAGGACAAAGCAAATTGCTTTACTGCTGGCGGAAATAGTGGCGGACTTCATTCAGATATGACTTTGATTGTAGCAAGTAGAGGGCGAAATCCTGAAAATCCAAAGAGCCGTGAAATAGGATTGAATACTGAACATCATTTAGAACCACGTTTTGATGGCAAAACAAATACGCTTACAAGTGTGCAAAAAGATAACCTGGTAATGCAGTTAAACCCATCAATTGAAAGTGGTGGCAAACAACCTTACCAACAAAACAGAATTTATGATACAGATGGAATTAGCCCCGCCTTAATGGTTCAAATGAGTTGTGGCACACACGCCATACAACACGAAAGGAAAATAAGAAGATTAACGCCTTTAGAGTGTGAAAGACTACAAACCGTAAAAGATGGATATACAAGTGTAGCTTCTGATAGTCAGCGATACAGAATGTTAGGTAATGGCTGGACTGTTGATGTTATTGCTCATATACTGTCTTACGGAGAATGGTCGTAGCACTTGCAGGTAACATGCCATTGGGTGCGCGGTGGACTGAAACATTGCTGCATAGGCGTTACAAGCGGTTCCACGCGCCGTTGAAGTACGGGAGTGGAAGGACTGAATGGTTCAAGCGGGGTGCCTGGATCGCGGAAGCGGTGGTTATTGCTGGGTTGGTTTGTTTGGGGCAGTGGGTGTTAGTTTGGATGCCTATTTATATCACACTTTTAATTTACTTTCATGGCTAATATTTACGAAATAACCCGAAACCTGATTGAGTTCCGGGGCGAAGTCAAAGCGGCACAAATCAAGTCGCACAACATCGGAACGGCGCTGAAAGTCGGGCATAGCGAGGCGAACCTAGTCGGTTTTGTGGCGTTTTTGAAACACTTGGACTCCAATAGCTTCACTGGCACAATCTGGTTTACTTCCGGTTTATACGCCTACCTTGACAAAGACGGCGCGGGGTACTGCTGGAATTATGTAGCCGTGCCTGAGATACCGGAAGAGTTGAAGTAATAACCGGATTATGTCCGGTTGTACGGGGAGGCCAACCCGTGTGTAAGGCCATTATTTATTCGTTTGGTAAGTTTGCTTTTAGGTAACTACTTCGCACCCGGTTTAGGCCGGGTGTTTTTGTTTTGAAAAATACCATGTTTGTGGTATTGTATAGGTTTTGGAATAGGCCGATATTTGTAAAAGAAATCAAAACACAACGATATGAAAAACATTGAAATCATTGACTACTCACTTTTAGACCTGGTTGCGGTCGTTTCCACTGACTCCGAAACACCAGAACCAAATACATTTACTTTCAATTTCACCAAGGGTGATGTAGCCGCCGCCGCTGTGGAACTGGGTATTGTTTCTCAGCCCTGGGATTTGGATAGTGGCGACCGTGGACAGCAATTCAGAATTGCCTTTTGTTTCTATGCGCCAAGCGGTGAAACCTTTGGAAAGCCCCAGTACTTTACCTATCCTCAATTCGTTGAATGGATTTCGGGCGAAGACCGCGAAGCGATCATTTGCAATCTGGCAATGCAAAAACCAGAGATTAGCAACCAGATTTTGCAAGAACTTATCTAATCAGCCCCCACTAGAACGGACGTACTAAATGCAGTACGTCTCGTTTTGGGGAAAATCATAACGACATGGCAAAGACCCATTGGAAAAAATTACACAACCCCGACTATTTGGGCGCGTACTCCCTTGATGATCCTACCATGGTAGTCGAAATCAAAAAGGTTGAGAAGCGCCAAATACTGGGGGCAGACGGCAAAAAAGATGATGCCGTAGTAGCTGAGTTGGTTGGACAAAAACCGATGATCTTGAACGCAACGAACATGAAAACCATTGCCAGCCTTTACGGCAACTACATAGAGGATTGGGTTGGCAAGAAAATTACATTGTTTGTTGCTACGGTCAAGGCTTTTGGCACGACTACCGACGCGCTCCGGGTTGAAGCAAAAGTACCCAAATCTGGATTGCCTGAACTTACCCCAGCCCATCCGAAATGGAGTGAAGCAAAGGCAAGTATCGAAAAAGGGTTCACCCCTGAGCAGATACGCACTCGCTACCAATTGTCAACCGAAAACGAAAAGCTGCTATGTTCAAAATAAGGGCTTCCAGTATCGGCTACATCATGGCATACCCCGACAAACCAGAACTTCCAAAAGGTGCGGAAACACACCTTCGGAACTGGTCAAAGTCAAAGCTTTACAACCGTTCCAAAGAAATCAGTTCAAAGTACTTGACAAAAGGAAATGCTGTTGAAGATCAAGCAATTGATTTACTTGCAGAGTATTTAGGCGAAGGGTTTTTGTTTAAGAATGACCAGCACTTTGAAGACGATCACATTACCGGAATGCCCGACGTTATCCGAACTGACAGAATTATCGAAATTAAATCGCCTTGGGATTGGTCAACTTTCCCGGCTTTTGAAAGCAAAATTCCCGAATCAAATTACTTTTGGCAGTGCCAAGGGTATATGGCTTTAACTGGAAAGGATTTTGCGCAGCTTTGCTACGTCCTTTGCGATACACCAGAAGACCAGATTATCAAGGAATGTAAATACAAGTCCTACGAATTGGGCATGGGCGGTGAATACGATGACGAACTTTACGACATGATTGAAAAGGCAATGACCTACGGAGATATTGAACTGGAAAGCCGGGTTAAGATTTTTGACATACCGCGAGACGATAAAGCAATTCAAAATATCCGCAATCGGGTTGAAGCATGTCGAGAATTTTTAGGCAAGCTTGAATTTTGATATGGGGTATTAGTGTTTTTCATGTTCCCCCGCTGCGGAACTGGTCGGCGGGGGTTTTATCAAAGCGAAATGAAGGAATTACTATACTACTCTACCGTTTCCGACACCGGGAAAATCAGCGTACCCCGCCGGATGGAGCAGGAGGTAGGCGAAAAGTTCAAGGGGCAACGTATCGAAATCATTTTCCGCAAGAAAAAGAAACACCGCAGCTCCGCGCAGAATCGGTATTATTGGGGGGTTGTGATCCCCTATATCCTGGAAGCCTTCATCGAACTTGGTAACGACCTGCAAGAAGGAAATCCAGAACACACGCAATTGATACACGACTTCCTGAAACGTCGGTTTCTGCCCGCCAGGATGGTAGCGGACGCAAACAGCGAGACAATTGAACTAGCCCCTAGCACGGCGGGGTTAAGCACTACCGAAATGATGGAATATATTGAAAGGGTTTGTTTATTCGCTGCCGAGTCGCTCAATGTGGCCATACCGCAGCCGAATGAGCAGACGCGGATTTTTGAATAACCA